TTTGACACTCGCATGGGCGTGTTGGAACCAGGCATGATTTGTTCCACGGATGGACAGACCTACATGAACACGCCGGGATACTTTGGACACATCAATCTCGCGAAACCCCTTTTCGCCATGCAGCATATTAAGGAAATCATCAAGATTTCACGATGTGTCTGTTTCAAGTGCAGCAAGCTCTTGATTGACAAGAACAAGTACAGTTACATTTTGAACCGCAGTGCCGAGGACCGATGGGAGTTTGTCTCGAAAGAGGGCGCAGGCATTCGAAGGTGCGGCAATGAGACGGACGACGGATGCGGTTGCCATCAACCTACACGCATCATTTTGGAAGGCATGTGCAAGATTGAGGCCACGTGGCCAAATTTAGAAGGAAACAGTTCCACCGCTGGTCCTTCAGCCGCAGCAGCGGCAGCAGCAGCAGCTGGAGGAGGAGTAGCTGCAGGAGACGCCGCAGTGCCGGTCAAGATGATTCTGACGCCCGAAATCATTCTCAAGATTTTCCGCCGCATCTCCGACGACGACGTCTTTTTCATGGGCTTTCACCCCAAATGGTCGCGCCCCGAATGGATGATCTTGACCGTGTTGCCCGTGCCACCCCCCTCCGTGCGTCCTTCCGTCAAGTACGACGCACAGCAACGTTCCGAAGACGATTTGACGCACATTTACAGCAACATTGAAAAGTGCAACACCATTCTCAAGGAAAAGCTGGCCGACCCGGCGCAAGTCAATTCCAACACCGTCGACAAGTTTTACCTCAGTTTGCAGTACTACGTGGCCGCCGTGGTCAACAACAAGATGAAGGGCATGGAACCCATGTTCCAGCGATCGACGCGCCCCCTCCAATGCATCATGGATCGACTCAATACCAAGTATGGCCGCATTCGCGGCAACCTCATGGGGAAACGTGTGGATTTCTCCGCGCGCTCGGTCATTACGGGCGACCCCAACTTGTCCATTCGTCAGTTGGGAGTTCCCATGAAAATTGCCAAAAACATTACGAAACCCGTGGTGGTCAATGCCCGCAATCGAGAGTTTCTGTTGACATTGGTCAAACACGGCCCCGACGTCTACCCCGGCGCCAAAATCCTAGAACGCAAGACGGGCGAACACATTTCGTTGCGCCACGTCGAACGCACCGACATTCATTTGCAGTTGGGCGACGTGGTCCACCGCCACATGATGGACGGCGACGCGGTGCTCTTTAACCGCCAACCCTCGCTCCATCGCATGTCGATGATGTGTCACATTGTCAAGGTCATGAAGTGCGGCGACACGTTTCGCATCAACGTGGGTTGCACCAAGCCCTACAATGCCGACTTTGACGGCGACGAGATGAACATGCACATGAGTCAGAATGTCTTGGCAGAAACCGAGCTCAGACACTTGGCCGCGATTCCGTATCAGATCATCAGTCCGTCGGGCAACGCGCCCATCATTGGCATCTACCAAGATTCGCTGTTGGGGTCGTACCGATTCACGCGCGAAAACATTGCCTTTAGTGTTGTCGACGCCATGAATCTGCTCATGCGGTTCGCCCACGTGAACCCTCACGCCTTGCGCGCCCTCTTGAAGAAAAAGGGCGGCAAGAAGATGAGTGCCAAAAGTGCTGGTGTGGTGTCGTCCTTTGACATTTTGACGCAATTGATGCCCCCCGTTACCATGCAGTACTCGACCAAACTGTTTTCCGACAAGGACGACGATTTCCGCACATCGAATCACGTGGTCGAAATCCGCAACGGCATGTACGTGCGTGGCCAGATGGAAAAATCGGTCTTGGGGCAAAGCACGCGGGGACTCTTGCATCGCATCTACAATGACTTTGGACCCATGGCCTGCTCCAATTTCATCGACGATTTGCAAAACGTCATTACCGAGTACATGAAGACCAGCTCGTACAGTGTGGGCATCAGCGACTTGATTGCCGATCCAAATACCAAGAGCAAAATTCATCACGTCATCGAACAACAAAAAACAGAAGTACGCGACCTCGTGGATCGTCTGCATTTGGGCATTTTCGAAAACAGCACGTCGCGCACCAACCAACAGCATTTTGAGAGTCAAGTCAACAATCTCTTGAACAAGGCCACCGACGAATCGGGCAAGATTGGCCGATCCTCACTGAGCGACGCGAATCGGTTCAAAATCATTGTCGATTCCGGGTCCAAAGGAACGGCCATTAACATCAGTCACATGATTTCCTGCGTCGGTCAGCAAAACGTCGAGGGCAAACGCATCCCGTATGGGTTGGACGGTCGCACTTTGCCGCATTTTCGCAAGTACGACGATGGACCCGCCGCGCGCGGGTTCATTGACAATTCCTACATGACGGGACTGTCGGCAACGGAATTGTTCTTCTTGGCCATGGGCGGCCGCATCGGGTTGATTGATACTGCCGTCAAATCCGTCACTTGGGAGACGCCCATTGTCCTCATAGAACGCGGAATACCCCATTACACGGAAATCGGTCGGTGGATCGACGCCAAATTGGCTTTGCAAAACGACAAGGTCCAGCATTTCCCCAACGATCGCAATCTCGAACTCTTGGACATTGAGCCCGCCGAGTCCGTCTACATTCCGACCACCGATGAACACGGCACCGTCACGTGGGGACAACTCACCGCCGTGACGCGCCACGATCCGGGCACCGCACTCTATGAAATCAAGACGGCAGGGGGGCGCACCGTCACGGTGACAGAAAGCAAATCGCTGCTGGTTTGGAACCCTTCTACGAAAACGTTGAACGAAATGCTGACGCCCGACATTCGCGTCGGCGATTGTGTCCCCGTCACGGCGGAGTTGGCCGAACCGCCCGTGGTGGTCGATAGTTTGTGGCTGGATTCGGGTCTGTTTTATTTCAACGCTGACAATGGAAGATTCATGGGCCACTATTTAGCCCGGCGTGACCACACTCGCAGCAGTAGCAGTAGCAGTAGCAGCAGTAGCAGTATTTACAGTGTTGATCGTATGGCTGCACTCACGGACAATGGGAACACCTTGCCGACGGAGACCTTTGTCGCTCCCCGCGACTTTATTGTTGCACTGCTCCGGTCCTATTTCCATGGACAAGCCTATTGTCTCAATGACAATACGTGGATTGAAATTACGGGAAGAAATGTGCGTCTCTTGGAAGGCATCTCCATGTTGTTGTCTCGGTTGGGGATTTTTGCGCAAGTATTTCCCAATGACTTGCGACTGGCCATTTTCGGCAAACTGTGGCTCGAACGCTTCGACGAGTGTTTCCCGCGTCTGTTTTCATTGAATACGGATGGGGTGATGTCCTCCCTTTGCTGTTTGAATTTCGATGTTGTCGATGCAGTATTTGAAATGTACAACCACGTCGTCTTGGATCCCATTGTCCAAATTACCAAAATCGGTGTCGAAAAACATCCCAAAATGTACGATGTCACGGTTCCGTCGACGCTCAATTTCGGACTAGCCAACGGTCTACAAGTGCGCGATACGTCCAAGACGGGGTACATTCAGCGGCGACTCATCAAGGGCTTGGAAGATTTGAAAGTGGACTACGACATGACCGTACGCAACAATCGCGGCAAGGTGATTCAGTTTTTGTATGGCGAAGATGGATTTGATTCGACGAGAATCGAGAACCAGAGTTTGCCGCTGGTGGGCATGAGCGTCGAGGACATTTACCTGCACTATGACATTATCGGCGCCAACAATCAGACGGACGAAATTCTCAACATTTACACGGAATCCGCGGGTCATCGTGCCAAGAAACAAAAGGCCGAGGCACAAGAGACGTGCAAGCGGTACATTGACAAGATGCTCCTGGCACGGGACGAAGTGGTGAAACGCGTCTTTAAAAACAAAAACGACAGCGCCGTGTTTTGCCCCATTGCCTTTCAGCACGTCATTGCCAATTGCCAGGGACAGTTGGATCTCACGTCGGCGTCCATTGTCGACATTACGCCGCTGGAGGCCTTTCAGATGATCGAGGCCAATTTGCAACGCATGAATGCCGTGGTGGAATTCGCACAAGTCACGCCGCTCTTTGAAATTCTCTACTACTTTTATTTGACGCCCAAGCATTTGCTGGTTTACAAGCGGTTTCACAAAAAGGCACTGTCGTTGCTGTTGGACATGGTCCTCTTGAAATTCAAAGAGGCGTTGGTCCACCCGGGCGAAATGGTGGGCATCGTTGCCGGACAATCCATCGGCGAACCGACGACGCAGCTCACCCTCAATTCTCTCATCTACGAAGAAGAAATTCTCGTGAGGAATTCAAAAAAGGAAGTGACGCGGATCAAGATTGGCGAATTTACGGAAAGGGAAATTCTGCGTTGCAACAACGTGGACTACATGGCCAATCAGGACACGACGTACGCGCCGATTTCGGAGTACTACGAAGTTCCATGTGCAACGGAAACGGGAGAAACCGTGTGGCGTAAGATCGAAGCCGTGACGCGTCACCCTGTGGTGAATGAAGATGGGACAAATACCATGTTGAAAGTGACTACCCAAGGATGTCGCCAAGTGACGGCCACCAAGGCGAAATCCTTTTTGCAATTGGTCGACGGCAAGATTCAAGGCGTTGAAGGCAAGGATCTGAAAGTGGGCGATTACTTGCCCGTGTCCCGCAAACCCTTGGAATATGCGGAACGGTTTGTTTTGCCCGAGAATGGAGAGAAACTCGACTATGATTTGGGTTATTCAATCGGATCCAATGTGGTGGCGGACACCCAAGCTATTGACAAAATTGTCTTTTCTAACCGTGACTGCATTCGTGGATTTTTGGATGCAATCGGACCAGAATTCACAACAATGTCGATTTCCAGGTTGATGGACATTCAGATTATGCTGAAAAATTTGGGAATATCGTCTTCCATGGAGGCAGTGGGAAGCACGTACACTTTGCGACGTCGATTGGATCTACCAGAGCTGCTGCCCAATATGGTCCAGGGATCTCTGTCTATGGAATCGCGATCTGGACGCATGCCAGACTTGGAATTTGACCAAGTGATTTCCATTGAAGAAGTGCCCAACACGACTCCCTATGCCTACGACTTGACCGTGGAAGATACGCGCAACTTTGACTGCTACAATGGGTTATGCATGCGCGACACGTTTCACATGTCCGGTGTCTCGAGCAAGAGCAACGTCACCTTGGGTGTGCCCCGCATTGAAGAAATTCTGCGTCTGACGTCGAATCCCAAGAACCCGTCTTTAACCGTGCACTTGAAACCAGTGGACGAACAGGATTTGAACAAGGCAACCGTGTACGCGACCATGATGGAACACACGCGTCTTGTGGACGTGGTCGAGAGCGTACAAATCTGCTTTGATCCCAATCCCGTGGCCACGCAAATTCAAGACGATCGTCTGTGGCTCGAAAAGTTTTACGAGTTTGAGCGATGGACGGCCGAAGCGGCTGCTGCTGCTGCGTCTTCTGCCGATGGCGCGGCCGATGCGCAGTCCAAGTGGATCGTGCGCTTTGTGATGGACGCCGAAGCCATGCTCAACAAGAATATTACCATGGACGACATTCACTTTGCTATGACCAATAGCAAATTCGCCAATGACATTCACTGCGCCTACTCGGACTACAATGCCACCGAACTGATTTTCCGCGTCCGCATCAATGCAGCCTCGTTTGCCAAGGGGAAACGCAAAGGCAACGCCGCGGATCATCCACGGGATCAGTCCGACGACATTTACGTGTTGAAAACGTTTCAAGACCAGTTGCTCAACGGCATTGTGCTGCGCGGCGTGGCCAACATTGAAAACGTCATGGCCCGAAAATTGCAGTCGAGCGTCGTCTTGCAAACGAGCGGCTCGGGCGATCCCGTGACCAAAAAAGACGGCAAATTCGTCAAGAAGGATACGTGGGTGCTCGACACGACGGGCACAAATTTGCTCGAGACATTGGCCCTGGATTACATTGATGCTACGCGCACCTACAGCAATGACATTCGCGAAGTGTTTGCCATTTTGGGCCTCGAGGCGGCGCGCCAGATGATTTACAATGAAATGTCCGACGTTATGGAATTTAGTGGCGGGGGGTACATCAACTACCATCATCTGGGTCTCTTGTGCGATCGCATGACGTGCAATCACAACATGATTCCCATTTTCCGATCTGGACTGTTGAGCGATGACACTGGCCCCATTGCCAAGTGCACATTTGAAGAACAAACGGCCATGTTATTACAAGCCGCGCGGCACGGCGATGTCGATCCGATGCGCGGCGTCTCGGCCAATGTCATGTGTGGGCAGTTTGGCAACTTTGGCACGAGTTCTTTCCAATTGGTGCTCGACATGGACGCCATGGCGACTTTAGAAGCGTCATCACTGTCGGCGATGCAGGACGAGAACGGCGATGACGATGACGACCATGCGGATACTGGCGTGGGCATTAGCAAGTCGAAAATGACCATCCACAACAACATTGTCAATCTCAAACAGGACGGCGACGTTGTGGTTGACGAAGACAACGACGACGACTTTGATGGTGCAGACTTGGGGTTTTAGTGTAGTTTTGTTTATTTGTATATAAAAACAAAGAAACAAAAATGTACGGTGGTGTGTCGCTGTTTATATACGTTGTCCTCTTGGCCTACTTGTGTGCACCCAATGTCCTGGTTCGAAAATCTTGGCGATCCGAAGACATGCAATCGTTTCTCCATGCCATTGTATTTTGGATTTTGTTAATCATTTCCGTCGTGTTGCTCTTTTTCACGCAGACGTTTATCGTAACAACGACGACCATCACCACTGACGCAACCACGAATCCTGCTTCTCCTGCTGCTCTTGCCGGGACGGGTTCTTCTGTTACTTCTCGAGCTGCTACTGCTGCGGCTGGTTCTTCTGTCACTTTTCGTGGTGCTGATTTCGGAAAAAAAGTCGCGCCCCCACCCACACCCTCTTTTCCCCGTCTCGAGACACCCTCATGGTCATGGCCAACGCCGTCCATCACATATTCCACACCCACCTTGCCAACCTCCACGCCTCTCCCTTCGTTTCTTCCACTACCAATCGCCAAGTCCTCTTCTTCCGATTGGTTCGCACCGTCGCCAGCATTAGCACCGGCACCGGCACCGGCGTATGCTCCGGCAAGTTTTGCATTTCCAGGAGCTCCGGCACCTTGTGTTCAAGAGGAATGTCTGCCGTTGCCACCACTTCGACCCATGGTGTCACGAGCCGCCCCTCAGGCGGCGGGGGGCGTCGACCGTTCCGCCACGACCGACGACATTGCCATGGTCTTGAACACATTCAACGAACGTTACCCAAAGGATGCAGTATCCATGAAGCAATGGGTGCAATACCTCAAACCGTTTCCACAACCCATAGTAGACAAACTGACCAGTGTTTTACAACGAAACATGAGCAATGCCAATTTCTTGATCCCGACGATTCAACGAATCAACGAATTCCAAACAGCGCGGTCGCCACAACAAGTCGTGCAAAATTATATTCTTGCCTTGTAAGGCCACCTCCTTGTGCACCTCCTTGATCATGCGGGTGTTGGCGTTGTTCTTTACGGTGGTAGCAGCAGCAGCAGCAGCAGCATGGAAACAGCGGTCGATGACCGTTCCACCACGACGCACCTTGGCGGAAGAAAATGACATTTTTGTGGCTGCTGCGCAAATCAAGTCGTCGTCGCCGACCCCGTCAACGACGATATATCCTCAGCCATCACTGAGAAGTGCCCCTGTAGTAGTAGTAGTAGGAGAACCTTGGTGGATTATTCCGTCTACAACATTTCCTCATCCTTTACATCAATCGATTTCTGTAAACACCTAAGAAAAGAAAAGTGAGTGTTCAAGCCATGGTAATGGACTTTTCCCACCATGATGTGGTTATACATCTGCAAAAGGATCTTGATCTGAAGCTTGATCTGGAGCTTGATCTGGAGCTGGAACTGGAAACATTGGATTTCGTCCTTTTGGAGTCGCGACATTTGACGGAGTCGCTACGACCTGTGACGGAGACGCTACGACCTGTGACGGAGACGGAGTCGCGACCGGAATAAGAAAGTCGGACTTTAAATCAGAGTTTCCCATATTTTTTGAATTTACATTTACATAGTGACATGCAGTTTTATGTGAGCTTCTACCTTTAAAATCCATCGTATTTTTCTTTAACTCATTAAAATCGATAAGGACCATGTATTTTTTTAGAGTTTCTTCTGAATTTAATCTATTGTACAAATCTTGTTTTGTTTGGGGATTATCGATCAAAAGTAATATCGAAGAAATAAATGCTGCAATTTCCAAATGGTTATTGGCATTGGGGTGAGTTAACGACCTCATTTTTTCTGCAAAACTTTCTTCCATGGATGATACCACGTGAGACGTTCCATCAGTGTTCACCTTCGCCGGCGAAGTGAAACGCGAAATCGTATTTGAAATCGAACTTGAAATCGTCGATATCGGTTTATTCGCAGGTTCTAAAGCAATTTCGTATTTCGTGGCTGTCGTTTGTTTACTACTAGTCACGGCTTTGAAGAATTTTGGTGAACAAATGCGGACAAGTTTTCTATTAATGTTCATCGAAAAAGTAACACGATCTAAATCACCCACAATGACACTATTTGATTCGGGATTTCCTGTAATAAACAATTGTGCAGCTTTTGGATCGCAATGATGAAATTTAATTTTATCCCATAAAATGTCAAGAGTTTCAACAATGGATAGAATCCAGGTTGTTAATTGTAAAATAAACGAATCTATAAAACCTGGATTACTTATGATACTAGTTTCATTATAAAAATTAATATAATCTTCAATTGAAAAACATTTTTTACCACCAATCGAAAATAAATATTTTTCTCCAACTAAACGTCGTCGCAATCCAGTTCCATCTAATCCTACGTACGTTTCAACTTTACCGTTCAGTTCAGGAAAGGTTTGTACTACACTTTGGATCAATAAATTCATTGTATACGGATCAACTCTAATAATATTGTCGCCTTCTGAAGTAATCTCCGCTTCAGTGCTTGGAGGTGTTTTGTATACATACTGTTCGCAAATTGATATTTTTTGCCCACCTTTACTCTTGGGGGTAATGCACTTGGTATCCTTTACAAGTCCTTCGACAGGTTTACTTAAATGTATAAGGTACTCTTTTAAAGGTTTTACTTGATAGAAGTCACCACCGCCAACAACAATGCGAACCTTTCTTCTTCTTCGCGTTTGTCTTTGTCGCGTTTGTCGTTGTCGTTTTGACTTTAGAGTCATGTATATAGGAACACGATATATTATTTTGCTCCTAAATCAAGTACAACCTCTTTTTTTCCATACCTATCTCACGCTGGCGCGTGACACATCCTAGCACACACCATGTCATCGCCCACAACGTTGGTCGATCAAGAATGGGAAGAGTACATGAAATCACAAACGCAAGATCGAACGTTTGCCTTTGCCGGTGTCCTCCTTAAGCAATCGCCGCCGTTGAGCAAACCGCCGACGACACCTCTGCGCCACGACGCGGACGATCCTGCCCCCGCGTGCGACGCGCTCAATATTTCAACCAAGACCAAGGCTCTATTTTTCAATCAAGAAATTGACATTCATAACGTCTTCTGGGAAATACCGATCCTCCAGTACTGGATACCCCAGTGCGGGGTGGTCAAGAAACAAATGAAAGTCGTCTGCAACTCCCCCGAAGAATTGAACGTCTATTTGCAGCGGTTGGAGAAGATTCCCTTTTACATGGAACAAATCATTCGACAAATCAACAACGTACGACGCGTCAAGTACAAGGACGAACGCAAAATTAGCATCGGCCTTTCGCAAAAGGACATTTTGAGTGCCCGTGGCAAAAAAAAGAATGCGTTTTATAACTGTTTTGCATTGATTCTTCGCATCCAATACGAAGAAGACGACCAACAGTTTCGCGAAGTGCACGTCAAACTCTTCAACACGGGCAAAATGGAAATCCCGGGTGTCCTCAACCCAGCGTTGTTGGACGCGGTCAAGATCCAGTTGTTGCATCTCTTGCGCCCGCTCGTCAGCGAGGAACTCGCGTTTCTCGACAATGAAGAGTGCGATGGAGTGTTGATCAATTCCAACTTTAACTGCGGGTACCACGTCGACCGCGATCGTCTCTATGAGATTCTACGCAGCGACAAGTACGGTCTAGAAACCGCCTATGACTCGTGCAGTTATCCTGGAATCAAGTGCAAATTTTATTTCAATCATGACCTGGGCTTTGATCACGCTCTGCAACGCGGGCGCGTCGATGAATCGGATCGGTTGTTAAAGTTGAGTGAATTGGGGAAAAAAAACGTCAAGTATACCGAGGTTTCCTTTATGATTTTCCGCACGGGAAGTTGTTTGATTGTGGGAAATTGCTCAGAAATCGTGCTGAATTTTGTGTACGACTTTTTGAAATCAGTATTTGATCAAGAGTATTCGCAAATTTGTGTGCGACGACGCGACGACGACGACATCTTGCCTACAAAAGTAACCAAACCCATTAAGAAAACCGTGGATATGACGCTGGAATATTGTCAATCGTTGAAACCACGTCTTCTTTGACAGCCATGTAGGAGGAGGAGGAGGAGGAGAAGAAAGGAGGGAGTCCGTTTTATTCATTTTTAAAATTTCTGTCCACTTCTTAAGCGCAACATTCATGTCTTCACTACTCACGACGGCGTCTCCCTGGACCGATGACACGAAACCACCGAAAAAGAGGACTGCGACGATGCAAAATGCCATCAACGGTCGAACGCCAACGCCACAGCAATCGCAATCGCAATCGCAATCGCAACCTCCTTTAGTCCCCGAGTCCGACGTCGTCCCATCAGGCATCGCCGAAGTGCAATCCGCCTCTTTGCAGCGAACCGCACGCATCCACGAACTGTTGGATAACGCGGGCAGCAGCGCCGACGTCTTGGCCAACTTTGAACCTTTAGATCATCCGATTCTTCAAAAACGCACCGAAATGGAAACCGCCGCTCTCCAAATTCCGTCCTCCAACTTACGCTCGTCCACGGAAACACCATTTCATCCGTCCTCGTCCAATAATGACGCCGCTTCTTCCAATTATCACCACATTTACGAACGACAACCACAACCACCGATGCATCATCCAGCGATGCCACTCCTCCGCAACCACGACGATCGTTGGATGGAAAAGATGAACTACATCATCTACTTGTTGGAGCAACAACAAAATGAAAAGACAAGTCACATCACAGAAGAGTTTGTCTTGTACACGTTTTTAGGCGTTTTTGTCATCTTTGTCGTCGACGCCTTTTCGCGAGGAGGAAAATACATCCGTTAGTGCCCAGTCGTAGGGTACTCACCTACGTTCACACACCCTTGGTAATCATGGAACACGAGACGCTTCAGCATAACAAGAAACAAAAACTCGCGGAGCATGTTACCAAAACACTCACACAGTACATGGGGGCAGAAGTCAAATCCCACATTATGGGGCTACATGCCGTCGATGACTTGTTGTTTCTCGACGAAAAAAACGCCGTGGACAATGAAGTACGCGTCGGATTGAGTGAAGGGCAGTTGACGCAAATGAATCATCTGGCGCAACAGATTGCACGTCACGTAGACAAGATTGTAGATAAGCGACGGACCTTTGAGTGTCAAGAATGTTCCAAGACGTTTCCACAAAAGTGGGGACTGACGCGTCATATGCGGACGCACACCGGAGTGCGTCCCCATACCTGTTCGACCTGCGACAAATCGTTTACGCAACTCTGTGCCCTCAAACGCCACGAGCAAACCCACGACGATACATTGCGATGGAAGTGTAATGTATGTGAGAAGAATGGCGTCAACAAGATTTTCAAACTGAAAGAGTACTTGCAGGTCCATTTACGTTCTGTGCATAACGAAAACCTCTAACGGTTCACTTCTGTCCACACTACCTACGACTACCATGTGTATTCCACGCATCGTCAGCCTCGAAGGCAACATTGGCGCGGGAAAATCGACCCTCTTGTTGGAACTCGGCACGCAACTGCCCCCCGGGTGGCTGTTCTTGGAGGAACCCGTCCATGTATGGGAAACGTTTCGCGACACAGACGGCAAGACCATGCTGGAGAAATTTTACGCCGATCCACACAAGTACGCCTTTGCCTTTCAAATCATGGCCTTTACAACACGTTTGCGTGCACTTCACGCGCTCTTGGCCCAACATCCCGTGGGCATCGTGTGCGAACGATCCTTGGACGCCGATCACCACGTGTTTGCCAAAATGCTGCGAGACGATGGCTGTCTTGAACCCGTGTTGTACGACATTTACGTCGCACAAACGGTGTCCGCACCGGCGGTGAATGCCATCATCTACCTCGACGTTGACGTGGAAACGTGCGTCGAGCGAATCCAGAAACGGGCGCGCATCGGAGAACACGGCGTGCAGCGTGAATATTTGACCAAGTGCCAAGAGTACTATGCGTCGTGGTTGTCGACGACGCATATCCAAACAATGACCATTCGCGACCACGGCGGCAGCAGTTTGGTAGATCAAGTGTTAGAGTGTTTACTAAATTCGACGTAATCGTTTTCTTCTTTGCCCTCAATCATGCTGTTGTTGATGATGCTGGTACTTCTGTTGTTGCTGCTGATCCTGCTGGTGTTGTTGCTGCTGGTGTTGTTGCTGCTGGTGTTGTTGCTGCTGGTGTTGTTGCTCCTGGTGTTGTTGCTCCTGGTGCTGCTGGTGTTACTGGTGTTGTTGTTGCTCCTGGTGCTGTTCCTAATGCTGTTGCTGATGTTCCCGATCTTGATCCTAATGCTGATGTTCCCGATCCTAATGCTGATGCTGTTCCTTTAAATTTTGGTGCTTGACCTGTTTCTACATCGTAAAGACTACCGTCGACACCAATAGTTCCTTTCAATATATTATTTTGAAATGTCATATTCTGAACCGTTATACTGAATGCGCCACTCTGCAATGTAGATCCATATGGTGCTGATGATGACATTATTAGAATACACGGATACTTTTTCTCGCTTAAAATGAACGAAAAATGTTGCGTCGTCCCGCTTTTTTGTTGTCCTCCAACGTCGTGTGGGCCAGTTTAGCCGTTGCCGTAGTCGTCATCGCAGCGATTCTTCTGTGGCCACCCTCGTCTTCTGTCGACGCGGACGACGCTGACAAAAAAAAACGAGGCGTGGCCATTGTCTCCATGATCAAGGATCCCAAAAACATACAAGTCTGGTTGGATCGTCATCGTAAGACGGGCATTCAGTATTTTTTCATTCGTCTCGAGGAATCACCCGACACCCTGCAATTTTTGAAAACCCAGCCCGACGTATACGTCAAAGTCGGCGAATCCGACGGTGTCAACGAGTACAACAACATCCAAGTGCGACAAGAAAAGTGGGTCAATGAAGCCCTAAAGCTCGCGGCCAAGAGCCATCCATCGCTACAGTGGATGATCCACATTGATTCGGACGAACTCGTCGTCGGTGACTTGGCGGCACTGCATCAGCTGCCTGATACCGTCCGCACCGTGTGGTTTCAAAACGTCGAGGCCAAATTCCGAGACATTCCAAGCGTCGAGGACTCGTGCTTTGACGCCGCGCGTTTCGTCAACTGCGCCGAAGAGCCCGGCCAATGCGCTGCCTACGGCAACGGCAAATCCGCTGGAAGAATCGCACCCGACGTCTCGGCGCACGGACCGCATCGCTTCAAATCCGACAGAAGCGTCCGTGGTGCCGACGATAAAGTCGATCAAATTCTCGTGGAACACTACGAGAGTTGCGACTTTGACATGTACAAGAAGAAATTCAAAAGTCTCGCTGTCCAAGACAAGAAAATGAACATTCCGTTTTCGTACTACAATGAATCCATCGATGCCGCAAAAACGGGCAGTGACGTCCAACTGGAGGCCGTCTATCGCAAGTACCGCGTCCATTCATGAGATCAAAACAATTGCTTGTTGATGGATGTCGGTAAACCATGCCCGAATAAAATCATATAGACCAACACCAAAGCCGCCAACAAAATACTTCTGTTTTCAGCGACAACTTGGGTTTGTCCAAGTATAAAAAACATGAATAGGTATAATAAAATACCAATGATGATGGAATGCAGCAACATCATTCGTCCGGGTTCCATGCCTCTGCTTCGTATATTCTAGTACATAGAAAAGAAAAAAAAAAGTCTCCCGTGTAAGTTATACCAGTCATGTTCAAATCGATGATTCAGTGGTGGAACCGCAACACGAATTTCCAACCGATTCTCCAAAGTCGCCTCGTCCTTTACCTCCTCTTTTTCTTCAGCGTCGTGACGCTCTTTGGCTTTGCTCTCAATGGGGAATTTCTGTTTGCCATCATTTTCATTATTGTGGGTTTCCTGACGTCGTTTTTTAGCAAGAATATGATTGTCATCCTCTTTTTGGCCTTGGCGGTCACAAACATTATCATCCAGGGCCTGCGTGGGGAACATCAACAAGAAGGACTTGAAAACAAAAAAAACGAGGACGAGGACGAGACCAAAGAGTCCTTGGAAACCTTGACGTCGTCATCGGAATCGGAATCGACGACGGTGGATGAGCTTGTAAAATCAACGTCGAAAAAGGACAACAATAAGCGGCCGTCAGAGGCGCAGGCCAAGAAGGACATTCAGAATTTGCTCGACCTGCAACTCAAACTGATGACTGGCGTCAACTCGATCCAACCCATCATGAAAGAAGTGCAGGGCGCTATCCAAGACTTGCGCAATAAAACGTTTCAGTAAAAAATTTCTTTCACGCGATACAGTAGTATTGTTTGCAACATGATCAACGTAAAAAAGGGAGTTTTACTTTTGCTTGGATTGATTGTCATTTCCTTTGGTGTCAATTGGTTGATGCATCGGATGCACGCCTATGAAAAAATGCAGGAACCAACCCTACGAGCTCGCGACGGCTACGACGACGATGATGGGCTCATTGAAGGATTGTGGCTTCCGAATGAGTGGATGTTTAGTATTACTGAGTTGATGCAAAGCATTCTTGGAGTAGTTACCTCGGGAATGGGCATTTTTTACCAAATTTTAATCTATACCACGGTGATTGCTTCCCTCAGTGATCTTGGCAAGGGTATATTTCAGCATTTCGTGTGCGGAGGTGACTGGTTTGCCCAAGGATTTGCCAATGGCATTCAATCGGCCGCTATTATCGCGGGTTGCATGGCCGAGAAAGTAGGTGGCATTGTCAATGGCGACTGTCTCCGGTTTTACATCGTCGACATTATTTTTGGTCTCATTTATTTCATCGGATCCGCTGTACTGTCGATCATTTGGACAATCACAGGCGTGGATTTAAAACCCATCATTACCATGGGATGGAACTTGACCGTGGAACCTTTGGACGCCATCATTTTTTCAGTGACGGGACACCACATTACCAAATGGTCCGAATCTACAATTTACCGTTGTTATCGTTGTGAAGCCGACTTTGCCCCCAACGGCGGAAACGAAATCAAACGCATCAAAAACATGACCATTGTCGGTTGGGGAAAAGTGCTCGGATGCAGCATCGACTCCATGAAGGAAGGAATCTACAAAATGGTCACCTCGGTAATACCGAGTCGCAAGTGGGGCGCATGGGCACAAGGCAAAAACCAAGACGGCAGCGACGACAATCCTCCGTTTACATTCTAGTTATTCCATTTCACACACGTCTTGCATCGCACCTTGTCGGGAATCGTTCCGTCACACTTTTCGCAAAACGGAAAAGGGATCTTGTTCTTGCACGTCGCACATTTGACGCGCTGCACGCAGCGATCCGCCAACGGCTGTTTGTGTCGTCGACACAAAAAATACGTTTCCAACTTGGGATTGATGCCATAGTAATTGTAGCACTCGTCCACCCCACACGAACACACAACGAAAAAATTTTCCTTGTGTGTACACGCCGCGCACGTCGTATGATGCGTCTCTGGCGACAAGCCAGCGCAACCACACGTCTTGCCCAAACGTCGATCGCACGAGTAACAGTTTGCAAAAATCGCTGGGTCCTCCTGGAGGCGATTGGCCCCGTCTGCAAAAATCGCTGGGTCCTCCTGGCGGCGATTGGCCCCGTCTGTAAAAATCGCTGGGTCCTCCTGGCGGCGATTGGCCCCGTCTGCAAAAATCGCTGGGTCCCCCGTAAGGGGTAATGCACATAAATCGCACTTTGTGACGTCATGGTCTAGAGCAAACATGGGTTCACAGAAGGCGTCATGATGGTCAGCGCACGTCAGCGTCTCGATCCACTGCTGGATCCGGCGAATGCGCGTTTTCCCCGTCGCTGCCCACACTTGCAACTCCAACGCCGCGCGCATCCGGATCGTGAAAGGTGTGCACACCGGAGTGCAGAGCTTATCAGATCGTCAGTATTGGATCAAAATAGGGGTCAAACTCGTCGACTATCGTGTCCATCCGTGTCTGCGCGGTCGACGTCGTCGACGGTGAGGTTCGTTTCCGCATTGTCTGCGACAATGATGTTCTTTTCCGTTTCGTATGAATGTTTCGTTTGAAATTGCCATCCCGCAAAGAAAATAAGCGCCCACTTTGGATCATGGCTTGCACGGCATGTGCACTGAGTTTATTGACCCCGGTGGTTGGCGTCTCTGTCAATTCGCGAATCACACGTATGATTTTGACCAGTTTCGCGTACTCGGCGTCGCCTTGGTCATAGATGAAGTGGAACAACGCCGCGTTGGAAGGTTTGATGGTGCGGAACTGTAGGTAATTAAACGCTTGATCCACGCGAGTGATAAACAGCAAGAGTTGACGCAATCGCTCGACCACCCCTGGCGTTTCTTTACTTTTCGTGACATACAAATCCGTGATTTGCACATTCTTTACTTGTTCCCAATCGTCGTCGTAAGACACCGTACCACGAATATCCGACAACAAATTGTACGCTTGTTTAAAGTCGGGGAGGTTGGTCAATTGGGGGACAGCCAAGACTCGTCCGAAATCAATCAAAAACGATTCGTCATCCGTGGCCAGAATGTTCCCCATGTGGCAGTCATAGTTGACCATTTTGAGGGTGATGAATAGAATCATCGTTTGCGCCAGTGAACGCAAACACGCTTGTTCAAATGCTGTATCTTGGCGATTTTGTTTCAATGTGCCAATGGTCACAAACCCGTCGGCAAGCTGCATCGTGATCATGCCTAAATTCACCGTGGCCGAAATGTGCGTCTTCAAGTATTCGATCATTTCTAGCGCACCAAGATCAGCCGTCTTGCTCTTGAGCAGTGCGAGAAGTTTCCTGGACTCGGAATCATCAAAGTACGAAAAGTCGGCGACCGACAAACAGATTGGCTTTCCGTTGGGAGTCAGCGTCTTTTTGTAAATGGTTTGTTGAACTTCGCATTCGACGGAGAAATCGTCCAGAAGTTCGATTTTTTTATTATGCTTTTGTCCATTGATTTCAAAAGGTGGTAGTTTTTTGACATCCTTGTTGTCGACAACCAGTGCGATTTTTAAGACGAGACTATGAATCGGACGCGAAAATTGCGTGCCCGACGCATTCAATCCCAAAAAGGAGCTCGCCGTAGGAGCGTCCAACCGAAACAAAAACCCCGAGAGCGACGCGTACGACAATGCGGTGATCCTCGCATCGCGAGAGACAATCATCGCTTGCACGGCATCAAAACTGCTCAAGGTGTCATCCAATTTCTTTACGCCACCTTCCATATATTTACCAACACAAAAATCAACCACGGAAGATTTCCGACACTTTTGAAACAAACTGAGCGTAGCAATCGTTCAAATAGTCGATTTGTTCTTGCTCGGTGGCATCTCGAAGACGACGGGGCAACAGACCATTCAGGTCCAATGCACGTGTAAAGAATCGCTCGTACATCCTGTCATACCGTAGCAGCTGAATTCCCCCAATAAACATGGGTTCCGATGGTGGAACGTATTGAGGTGATAAACCAACGTCGGGTCTCTGCGGCCAGCTCCAAGGCGACGTTGGGTCGAGAAACAAATAATCGCAGTTTTCGTGCAGCACTAAAAACAGAATGATTTGGATCCTTCTGTCCGACTTGTCTTTGATAAACAACAACTGAAGTTGATCGAGAATTCTCGGACGTTTTTCTTCCAATTCAATGATTTCTTTTCCGTGACCCACATCGTGGAACAAAATGTTGATTGGATGCATTTCGTATCCGTCGATCCATTTCTTTTTGAAAGACAATTCACAAAGAAACTCGCGGTGAACCAGAATAGACTCGAGGATTTTTTCCATCGTCAGATACCCCGTTTCCGGTGTCACCACCTTGAAACGAGGATCATTGATTTCAGATGACCAATTTTTTAATAGTATCGTAGAAATTTGTTCTCGGGTCATGTTTGGAACAACTTCATTCTCAAAGTAACACAATTCAGAATCCTCCATCTCCTCCTTGGTCCAGGGACAGATATTCCCAATTTCCTGTAATGCACTCACAAACGGATCCATCGGACAAACAACGGAGTGTACAACGGGGTGCGGGTCAAAAATGGGCGATTTTGTGTGGGACTAGAAGATCGCAATGCCTTGGCGCGTATCGCTGATGCAAATCACAAAAGTGAGTCAAGAAAACGTAAGGCAGTGACGGATCTAAAAAAAGGTGATGAAACTTTTGATTAAACACACTCAATAAACAATTTCGGATCAATCAATTTATACACGTACCCATTGTAGGGCATTCCAGAGGCAATTGCATGGTTCAATGACCGGTCACCAATATTAAATGATTCATGACACTCTTGGCGAGAAGAATACGTTCTCACCAAATTGTTGTCGGCATCATATTGTTCAACTCCTTTTGTTTTAAATGGCAAAAGTTCATTTCCAATGGATGATTCAAATTCTTGACGTAAAACTGAATCCACATTCTCATACATCATGTAATAGTGCCCGTTGTGAATTCGTCCTGTTTTAACAGGTTTTTCCAAGGCGGAACGACACAATCCATGTGCTGCTGCAGCCACTTTACGATCCAAATACACTGCCAAAATTTTAGATTTCGATTGATCTAATTTCGCAACATAACCTAAATTTCTGGCTTTCGTCTGTTTCGTAACCATTAGATTTACCAGAATATGGGGGTCTTGATTCCGGTCCACGAACGACCATCGAAATCCTTTGTAAACAGTATTGTTTTCAATTGCTTTTGCAATCGATGGCCGTTTGAATTTGTTGAATCCATTCTGTTTCAGGAAATCTTCCATCGATTCGTACCATTTCACGAGTGTCATGGTATCGGGATCAATTTGTTGAAGACGTGGACCCAGTGTTGCCAACGGTAAATTGAAATTAGTAACTGTCTTCTGTTGCGGAATGGATTGTTGTTTTTCCATGTTGGAAATTTTCTCCAAGATCAATTTCTGGGTGTTGAGAATGTCACGCAAAATGTCATCCGTTTGGCTAGCTGCCGTTGGAATCATGTAAACCGGATTTTCGCTCTGGTTAAGGATTGCAGAATCTCGCTCGGAGTTCGGATTTGCATGGATAATTGATTTCAACAATTCATTTTCACGTTGAAGTGCTTCAACGTCTTTTGCACCATAATGATTGAACGAGTCCAAATTGTTCTGAATAATACTCATGAGCATTGCGTATGTGAGTCCGTTACCCAATTCGATCAATTCCATTTCCATCTCGTGACCCGGAAGGTCTGTCTTGCGATGAGGACGAATCTGTTCATAATGAAGTAGAAAGCTCTCAAAATCTTTGCTACGCAAAACCGGGAAACATTCCAACAAAAGGGCTTCTTCGTATTTTTTGCGATGTTCGGTGTAACGCCCTTCAACACCACGACGACTTTCACCAATTTTCAAAACGCATCCACCGTTGTCGTAAGATTTCACGCGAATCACATAAATGCACGGTCCACATGATCCGAATTTGGAAAGAAGAATACGCTGATTCTCAAGGGCTTTCTCAGTCTTCAGCTGTTGTTGGTGAACTTGCTCCATTTCTTGACGCAATGTGTATGAACCTCGGATGCGAATTTCTTTGATGACTTGACAAACCCATTTCTTGAATGTTTTTGCAATTGGTTTGCGTGAGTTAAACAGTACCTGATAAAGACCAAACTCTGTGAGGAACGTCACTTGCTGCTCTCCTCCCGGTGTTTCCATGCTTTGAACGATTTTTTCAGTTTCGTCAAAATTCGAAGTCGTCGTTCTCATGTTTGATATGCCCAGAACCACCCCAATATCGCTTGCTCGAAACAATGGCTCTTCAGACGTTCCCTTGATTACGATTTCCGTGTGCAAATCGTTTGCATTGAATGCGCGAACCACCTCCATCGGATGTGCAACCGTGGGTGTATTTTATACTAAGTACGCCCTTGTCTTTATATTCCAATCTTTAAATATGTCCTGAAATATCTCTTACACCCAAAAGGGTGTCCATAAAGACGACACCCTTTACACGTATTACCAGTTTCAGTCAGACTACGACACCGACGTCGTAGTCTTACAGTAAGGCGTATGTCACCACACGACCCAACATTTTATTTTGTCCATTTTTGAATTTTTGTGACGATAATGAGTAAGGTACCAGCCATCCCGTTCATCAATTTGAGTACGCTTGACCAGCCATACCTGACATGACACGGAGAACGTTGTAGTTGACGGCGTAGACGCGCACCTTGGCGGTGGCGGTACCCGAGACGGTGGGTGAAGAGAGGACAAGCTGGAGGGTGGCATTGTCAATGCGCGAAAAGTTGCACGACCCCGATGGCTGATGCTCCTCGGGCCGCAGGGCGAAGGAGTACACGTTGATACCAGTGTCGGGGGCGCGGCTGTGGTGCTGGAAAGGCTGCACGACGTCGAAGTAGGAGCCCTCGCGCTCGGAGAAGCGATCCTGGCCGTTGAGCTGGAGCTTGGCGGTGACGACGGGGTTCTGGCCCCAGCAGTGCATGTCGAGGGCAGTCTCGGCGAGGACAAAGGTGCCGGCATCGGAGACGACGGAGCCCGAGTTGGCCGAAGGAACAGAACTGTCAAACGCGGAAAAGTTGCCGGATCCCCAGGTCTGGTTAATCGGGATGGATGAAAACCCAACAGTAGCACTACCAGCAATAGCGCCAGCAAGACCAGGAGTGATGGTAATGGTCGTCGAACTAATTGCGGTAATCTGGTACGATCCGACAGGGGTGATGAGGAATCCGCCAACAGCCAAGCCAGTTGCTGATACCACGGTGACACTTGTAGCACCCGCAGCGGCAGAAGACGCGGTGGTGGTGGTCACGGCCCCAGCATCAGAAGCGCCGGGCATCTGGAAGAGGCCAGCCGAGTTGACAAACGCGTTGGGGCCCGAAGTCTCGGCGGGACCACCGAAGGCGTGGATCGCGTTGGGGAGGGCATCAATGGCGTCGGTGTAGTTGAAGGGCTGGGCGCCGAGGGTGCGGAAAAGGGTGGAGCCGGCCAAAAGGGACGAGCAGTAGTCGACGTTGGCATCGGGCTGCACAACCCACACGAGTTCCTTGACGGGGTGGTTGAAATTCAACTTGATCTTGTTCGAGGAAGAGCCCACGCTCTCATCGCCGGTGAACTGGAGCTGCTCGATGAGGTACTCGTGGGGGTTCTGGGCCATCTTGCGACGCTCATCCGTGTCAAGGAACACGTAGTCGATGTAGAGGGAGGCAGCGACAAGGGATTGCTGGTAAGCCTGGGTGACCGACACGGAGGAGTTGGCGGTGGAGGCATCCAAGTTGGACACGGCCCAGAGGCACTCTCCGATGGGGCGGAAATCAATGTTGATCTTGACCTCGTGGTACTGTACGAACCACGTTTACCCTCTCTTTCGAGATAGTTATTGGCATTCCCCACACGATCAACGTGTTTATATGTGGAGAATTTCGGGTTTTGAAACCCTTGTGCCAGGGACTAGACTATATCTTAAGTCTTCATAGAAGTGGACTAGACTTCTCAGACCCATAACCATTTAGTCGTTGAACCTACCTCGTATCCTTGTCGTGGCGGACGTAGAGGCTTGGCTGCGGATTGCCTACTTCAGGTGCTTCTTTTAAAAGAAGACCTTCATACGGGGGATTATTACCATACCTGAGTTCCATTCTCAGCCATTGCAAGCTTTCACTTACAACTTGGTACCCCAAATACTGTGTGTGTTTTTTATTGAATCGATTTACGTTTACAATGTTATTATAGAAGTGGTGTGGGATGAATGTGTCGCTTTTTTTCCGGTTTTCGTTTGCAGATAGTGGTTGCAAGTTGGTCCAGTGAAAACATACTTTTTTGTCAAGATCTTGAGTAAAATCAAATCCATGAATGGGTAAGATGTGATCAATTTGCCAGTGACTACCGAAGTTGTCCCAGGTCATTGTTTCATCAAAACGGAATTCTAACCATGCTTTTAGAAACTCGAGATCACATCCAATCATGTTGGCGTATGATGTTTTCTGATTTCTAAGCATTTTATGAATTTTACTTCTCAATATCTCAGACATTTTGAAATTCAAGTCTGTTGAACGTCTTGCTTTTATTTTCTGTTTCTTTACCGGAAGGTACTCTCTATTTTTCTGCCTTACGTGTTCCTTTACTTCTTCTCGAGATCGATATTCCATTCTTTGCATTTGAATGGCATCATGATTATTATCGCGGTACTGCTTGTTCTTTTCAAGAATGGCTTCTTTGTTTGCAGCATAGTAGGCGTGATTTTTCTGACGTATGTTATCCGATTTTCCCGCGCGATATTGTTTTCGACACTCGTTACAGTCATAACGATGACCATCTTTTGAAGATTTTAGGTTACCAAAGCAGTCTAGAGGAATCTCTTGCTTGCACTTGCAACATGTTTTTTTCATTCTACCACTTATAACACTTCTAGATTTAAGTTGTTTCACACAGTATTCATTATACGTCTTTAAGGGTTTCCCGCAATTTGGATATGTCGCCACTTGCGACGTGACTGGAGCCAGTAATTGGCCCTCAGCAACGGCAAGCGACTAGCATCTGAGCATTGTGATTCATGAAATCACACCGAGGCTCGAACAATTTTTCCCTAAAACAGATCTCGGATGTCTTAGGTTGGATACTTTTCTGCCCTACAGATTTTAAGGCAATGAGAGGGAGCGCAAGCCCGGGGTTCTTGCAGAACCAGAAGAGCAAGGGCACGTAGAGGGTGGTCTCGGGGAGAGCATTGCGGGGGGCGCACACCTGGGCGGGGCCGGCAGAAGCGGCGCAGGGGCCGGTGATGCCAGCAAAGGTGGGATCCGTAATGTAGGTAAGAGCGGTGGTGTGGCCGATCATCTTCCAGTACCCGCGCTGCTGGGCAGCGGACATGGTGACCTGGTTCCAGATGTGCATCCAGTCACCGTACTGGCGGTCAATGCGCTGACCACCAATCTCCACCTCAACCTGGGAGATGAGCTGCTCACCAATGTAGTCGAGCCAGCGGGCATACACACCGCGAATGGAGCCACCTGCCTGGGAGGCAGCGGGGGCCATGTTCTGGTTGATCTCGGGGAGCACCACCTGGAGGTAGGTGCGGTAGGCGAGGTCACCGTTACGGGACATGGTGCAGGTCACACGGCGACCAAAATCGGCTTGGCCGGAAAAGGTCTGCTCGATGGACTCCATCGCAAAGTTGGTGTGGCGGCGGTACGAGACCTTCCAGAAGGTGATCTCGGGCGTGCCCGTAAGGAAGACGTCTTGGGCGCCGTAGGCGACAAGTTGCATAAGAGCTCCACCCATGGTTGTGGTCTTATATACCTCCTAAAAGAAAATAATTTCGGGGAATTGAACCAAAACTCCATTTTTGGGTACAAACCTTGATTACAGAGAACGTCTTACGATGGATCGACACAGTTTCCCTCCTGTCAAGAATCGACAACCACTTGACGCGAGCATTTTTTTTCGCTGAATTATCCATCTGCGATTGTACTTTTTTTTTGCTAAACATCGTCGCCAATGAAAACTTCCGGTTACACTCATGACGATCAAGGTTCAAACAATCGATGTAGAAGGAAAATTTCCTGATTCCTTCAGAGAAAGCTTTCCCGAAAACATATAGAAAAAATATAAAAAACACACGCGGACCCGGTTCACTCTAATACAAAATGATTATTAGAGTTAACGCTGGCGGCGCGATTTGTTATTGTTACGACGACCTGTGCGGCGAGAGTAAAATTTGTTGTTTCGCGACGTTTTTCCGTACACGTTGGACTTGTTCCGTCGTTGATACGACTGGTTGGCTGTCACGAGTAACGCCGGAAGAGCAATATCGACCAAACCCATGCCACCTTTGCGTCCCATCCGTTTGATATATATATTATGAATGTGGATTTTTTTTTGGTGAAAAAGGAGCCATCCGATCAAACGCCTAAACCGCCGTACGCAAAGGTTTCTTGTCCTTGTCCCCCACATCGACTTCAGAGATATTGTCGCAAATTTTGTGCGCTTTGTTTTGTTGAATCTTTCGTATGACTGGTTTCTGTGTTTCGTTGATGGCAACGGTCGTGGTTTGTTCCACGATTTGTTTGGTTCGATCATGATCCGCCAATATGTTCTGTATCCACGCATTAAAGGAGTCACTCATGACTTTATACGATTGTAACCATCCTCGCGATTCGTTTTCTTCGTGTAAAAGAGAGTCACCATTGGGCCCGTACATTAAAATAATGCGGTTCCCCCCACCCGACACTCGTTTTCGTGTGCCGTGTGGTTTCCCAGTACGTCGACTTCTGGCGTTGTTTCGTAGTCGAACCATTTTCAATTACTTTATGTCGATAAATTTATATGAGTAAAGGAGGATGACGACAAACAAGCGCCGCCGACGTCGACCGCACATGGACACCCGACGCCGTCGGAACAAGCGATTGCCTACGCTAGATCTCCGACATAGACAATTGTCACATTTGCATTGCAGTCCCGTGGCGGAAAAAAAAGGTCACTTGCCAGGGTCCTGTTATAGTACCGACACGTTACTCGAAATGCGCGACGCGTACAACGAGATACACCGTGACAGCAAGGATGGTGGTATTGTTGAAACCGATCCCCTGCAGGTTCACCGTGCGCTGAAAACAAGGCTGGCCGACAAATGTGGAGACAACGAAGAGTGTTGGCTAAAGGAAACCATTTCCAACGACCAGCGTCGGAGAGATTTAGACAAGACCCTGTTTTCGCCCAGTAAACCCTCCGATTGGCAGAAAGATCCGACGCGTTGGTTGTCCAACTTTGACATTGAGGCAGTGTTGAAGCAATATGAAGAGGCCTATCCTGAGTTTAAACTGTTGGGCCCCACCGTGTTGGACTACGACGCAAAATTGGGCGACGGAGCTTGTGTCGACGATGACTTGTGTCACTTTTCGCTGGATTCTTGGATCCAACGCGGCAAAACCAAACTCGCCGTCAGTTTCAACCTCAGCAAACACGACGAACCGGGCACCCATTGGACGACCCTGTTTATCGATGTTGCCAACAAGCTGGTCTACTACTACGACAGCGCGTTGAATCCGATGCCAGCGCAAATCAACAAGTTTAAGAAAACCGTCCTGCGACAAGGCCAACGTCTGGGCATCGCGTTTCAGTTTCACAAAAACAATCATCAACATCAAAAGACCAACACGGAATGTGGCATGTACTCGTTGTTTTTCACGATTGTCATGCTCACTGGCAAAATTTCGACCACGTCAAACACCGTCATGGGACCCAAAGAATGCGTCCGCATATTTAGTAAAATGATCATCCCCGACGACGTCATGCAAGACCACCGATCGGTCTACTTCAGCGACTGATGGACAAAGAAAATATATTATATTCTTCTTCTAGAGTATATATGAGTACTCCTAGGCAGCTTCTACAAAGAAAAATTCAACAGTGGTTGGGCAAAGATGCAATCACACGAAATGGTCTTACCAACAGTGCAATTTGGATAAAAAAAAGTGTACATCATAAACCGCACACAGAACACACGTGGCATGGGAGTATTTTTACTACTTCAAAAAAAGAGTCACCTGTCAAATCGGTAGAAAGAATTGAATTCAACAAACACACTCTATACAAGTGCGATAATGATATTTTTGAGATTGTCGACCTCAAGTTTGTTCCTCCAAACGATCCCGAAGCCGATCTCGACCAAATTACAGTCAAACTCATAAATTATGATTCTGAGCACACACTGAAAGTTCCTCGTCACGGTATGACGCCACAAGACTGGAGTGCCATGAGCATGAAGGATCTGCAAGATTATGAGGTCACGACTGAATACTTGGACGCCTTGGAATTACTAGAATTTTCTCGCAATCAAGTTGCAGAAGAATTCCGAGCCGATGCACTGCGCGATTGTAAAGTAAATGAAAGAAAGTTAACCCAGGAATTGTCTCGTTTAACCGCGAATATTGTTGCAGGTAAAGTTGATAAAATGGATTTTTTGAAAATTAGCGTAAGCATTCCGGACGACGATACTAGAGTAATAATTACTAGCGAAAATCCATCTGATCCATCTTCCCAAAAAAAATACCGACTCTATATTGGCAGTATGATCGAAACCGAAATTCCCAAAGATTCTAAAACGGATCTATATATATTTGATAAAATTGATCCTTCTACGCATAACTTTATTCCGAAATTACCACTTCATAGAGTTCACTGCAAAGTTATTGGTATCGACTATGCAAATAAAAGAGTGCAGTTCCTAATGCCAAAGGACGGAGATCGTACATTTTATGTGACGGACAACGGTGACACTTATTTTTGGAGAAGATTTGTTATTAATCAATTAAAGTTAGATGACGAGGTTTATTTAAGTTATAAACCTGATTCTCAAGAACTAGAAATTAAAAAAACAGTTGGATCATCTCCATCTCTTCTGATAAAACGTGGCGACACCATCGAAACACGAGTACCGTTTGTTGGTGATATTCCTCAGTACAATCAGACTGCAAAAAAGAATGAATTAATCAACTTGAGACAAATCAAATGCAAAGTCCGTGGAATCGACAGTGACAAAGTGACGTTTGAAGATAAAGACAGGACCCAACTCTTTACCATCGATATGAATGGACACATGTACTTTTGGAAGAATATAGCCAAATTAAACAAGATGCTGGGGTGGTTAGGTCTAGGTAAGAAATCATTGAAAGGAGGGTTCAGCAAACAGACGGACTCTTTTGTTACACGTAAAACTTCCAAACAACGCCGCCGACAGACCCGCGGAACGAATTAATTCGAGGTGGGATAAAAAGCATCGAGTGTGCCGCCGGCTCCTTTGCCACCGGCGTGTGTATAACGATTCATCGAGGCGGGAAACATTTCGTCGCCGTCGTCCTCTTCTTCGTGTGGATTGTCTTCTTGGATCTCCAAGAAGCGAATGACCGTCTGGGCGTATGATTGAAAAGCGTCGATCATGTCTTGGCTAAACATTGTGGACTTGGGTTCGCGAATCAGTCGTTGCGTAATGTCGACCAGGGGACTGCGAAATTTGCGCAGACTGTCTACAAACTGTTGGAATTCGGCGTGTTTTTGGCGGTCCGTTTTGGCCAAATACTTGGCATAGTGCGTCTTGTTTAACAAGAGCTCCATGGTCATGCGATTCATGTCGTCCATCGTCGGTGGATTGTCATCGGAAGCGGGTGGTTGCATTCTTTGAACATGGTTGTGAAATAAAAAATCACCACCGGTGTACAGCAATTTAGTTCAAAGGCTTCTTCACAATAAAATACAATCCTACAACGATGCCAACAGTCAATACCAGATTGCTCAACCACGTGTCGAGCATTGTGGCCTGGACAATCAAGGTCACCACAACGACAATGCTCACCGCGGATAAATCCGAGGTAGTGAACAATGCAGTGCCGCCGATCATGTCCTAAAACGTGCAGCTGTTCATTACCGCTACGATCAGTGAATCCGGCTTTCTGTCCCAACGTTTTTTAGGCGGGTGCGATAACATCACACACAACTTTACCCCCGGTGTTTGTGAAAACGTTGGACCCCTATTGGACCCCGCGTCATCCTTTGATGGATTGCTGTTATTCGAATTCGAGACCATACCAAGAAATACAATCCTACCCTGTATGCTGGATCATTTTTTTTTATAATACGGTATGGTATATATAGAGATGGCCACGTCGAGCAATGCGAATACCTTGATTGGACCTTCGCGTTTCGGGGCTCCCACCGCGACCAACAATTTGGGCGGCCCGTTCCAGGGCTACTCTCCCCAACAAACCGCACGAAGTCACAACAATTTCGGCGACATTATGACACGTACCATTCTGCGCAACAGCTGGAACACGCCGTACGCCGTGGGACAAGTCAACAACCGACAACGTGTGATTACTCCCTTTCGCGCCATCAACAACTCGGGCGACTTTTTAGGAAGAATCAATTACTCGTGCGGTGGATCGAACCAGACCAGTATTAACAAGCCCGGCATGCGGAGCATCATCGGATCCGTGCCCCAGCAGTGCGACGACACGGGCGTTCCCGCATCGTCGTGCAATCCGCGTTTCGTGGCCGATTCCTCCGACTATACCCGTTTCCGCCGCGAGCAGGCTGCCAACCACAACTACAATGACCTCACTCCTGTAGGCGATGCCAACAACGGATCGTATGTCGCTCTTCTTGGCGTCCGACGTCGTTGATTTAATTTTCTGTCTGTAAACAAACAAAAAAAAAGACAAATATGATCGCCATGTTTCCCATCCGGAATGGTATCAACAATGCCGTATTGTCGGGTGTGAATGCCATGCCGATCAAAGATTCCACGTCCGACGGCAGTACCACCTTTTCGATGCTGCGGCGTCGCTTTTTGACGACCTATACCACGGTCGTACCTGCGCAAAACAATCAACAACAACGTATCGCGTCCGTCGGGTACCCGGCGCGTCATTTATCCACCGTCAATTTCGTCGCCAAGACCGGCCCCAGTCGCGTCACAGACAACGCTGATGTCATTGCACGCCGCAAGGCTGCTGCCGTGGGCGCCGGATCCATGAACGCTTCCGGTGGACCCACGTCTTTCATGTCTTCGTCGAATCCCTCGGTCGTGTCGGATGCCCGCGTGCGCGCTCGGTACGGAGGCTCCGCTGTCCCCAAAAAAGTCACACAGAAATATCAGTTCATGACGACTCCGCCGACGACCATGGCGCAACCTATGCGCGCTCTGTATCCTTCTCCGTAAACGCCAAAAACTCGGTAAGCCACACATTCAGGAACATGTACTTGACCACGTCAAAGACAACCTCCTCCTGACGTGCAGTATCCATCGTCAGGCCCAGTAAATGTCGGGTGAAAGCAATCGACGCGTCATTCTTGTACGGATGACGTGTAGACAAGTGGTTAATAAAACCGCGAATTTCGTCGCCATGCGCAAAAAAAAAGACGAGAAACTCCTCATCGCCCATCGAGGGTGTGCACAACGGAGTGCGGCGGATCATGAGTCTTGCTTTTCAATTTCTGTGATGAGCGCAAGATGATGGATCAATTTTTTCATGGCTTTGGGATCGGCATTGCACATGGCGCGGGTCATCCTGAACCACTTGTCGTATTCCGGACTGTCGGATACTTGATGGTCGGGATTGTCTTGGCACCATTTCGACATGAATTTGTAGTTCTTAGAAGTGATGTGGTTTCGTTGCAAAGCATGTTTATTTCATGACGTCTACTTGACTGATGACGTTCGAAATTGAATTTACCAGTGCAAATGAATCCACACTCACAAGTTTGCATGGTTCTATGAAGAAGCAACATATTTATTTAAGTAAGTTTGCTCCGTTGATGCAGAGATTGCTCCGTTGGTGCAGAGATTGCTCCGCTGGTGCAGAGATTGCTCCGCTGGTGCAGAGATTGCTCCGCTGGTGCAGAGATTGCTCCGCTGGTGCAGAGATTGCTCCGCTGGTGCAGAGATT